TTTCTGGAACATTTGGAACATATATTTCAGGAATATAAATCTCAGGTATTTCCAATTATATTTGTGATTCACCCATTATTGGTGGTAATGGTAAAGATGGACCAGTAAGATCAGGTAATCCTTTTTCTAATACTTTAGGCATCATTCCCTGTACATTTCCAAGAATTTCATTCATAACTCTTGTTTTAAATTGTTCTGAAGTTACATATTTGTATGCAAAGTACGTTCCACCACTCATGGAAGCTACCATTACAAATGAAACTATGCTAAGAATATTAGCAATTTTTTGAAACATGATTAAATTTGCAATTTTGAAAGCACTATCTTTTTCAAGTGTGCTTGTATTACTGCTTATTGTAGCTCTATCCCCTCTTTACGTCACTATGGGTATAATGACAAGACAAATGCAGGAGTCTAATCGTTAGGATCTACTGGATATTGAGTCATATTAGGAGTTCCATCTTCTTTGATGCTGTAAAGAGTAACTAAGGCTGCTGTATCTGCACAGTTATCAATCTCTGTTTCTCTGGTCAAACAAGCTGTTCTAACAGCAGTCCTGTAAGTTTTTATTGCAGTTGGGATAGCTTTTGATGTCTCAGCTTTTCTGATGACATACCAATCATATTTAGCTAACAAATTACCAGCTATTGCTTTTTCTTCTATTTTTAATACTGACTTAACACCTAAAACAGTATATTCAACTCCATCTTTTGTTTCTGTTGTATCTGCAAGTGCTTTTGCAGATCCATCACCATTATAAAAACGACTATCAAACACTGGTGCGTCAGCAACCTCAGTAATACCAAGATCTTTTTTTTCCTGTGCTGTTGATAGTCTTAACCAGTTGGCAGGGTAATGTATATCTCCATAAGTGAAAGGAACATCAACTGCTAAAGGTTTTCCGTCTAATAAAAAAGCCATATTTATATATTACCTTGCCCTTGCATTTTTGAAAGGAGATTCTGCAAATGCGAAATAAAGTACATTTTGACCACTTGGGTTTCTTGATGCTGACGAGGTTCTTAATTTAAATCCATTGGAACAAAAATCATGGTACTCATAAGAAGTATTTTCAGCACCATATTCATCAGCTCGGAGATTTTTTTTAGTTACGTTATGAGGATCACGTTTACTGTCAATTATTATCCATTGACCATCCTGTTGTGTTGTTTTTATCATTACCCAAGCTGGCCTAAAACCTGTGTAAACAAATACACCATTAGTATTTCCATTGCCTTTATATGATCCAAACTTAGAGTAACCTTCTACACTATTAAAGAAATAACCAATCATTTTATTACCATTACTAGAGTTAGCACTATGCCTAAAGTTTACAACTGAGCTATCAATAGTTCCCCACATTGCAGCACCAGCAGTTTGAGTGCCAGTTTCAAGATTCAATGATATAAAATTATTAGTAGCATTACTAAATGTATATGACCAAACTTGCCAGTTACCTGAACCATCTCTGTCTTTAATAATCACGAAATCTGGTCGAACTCCCAATCCATGACCAAACGAATTAGGAGATCCACTTCCATCAGAAACCCATGTTCCAATAGAAAACCCTGCTGTTGCATTTACTTTTACAGTTGATTGTATAGCACCATCAAAATTACTTGACCCAAGAGTTGTATTTGTATTAATTGCACCCCCCATTCCACTGTGTATAGTACAAAAATAATAGAGCTGCGGAGCAGAGGCAGCCACAACTATCTGAACTGAGGTAGAGCTAAGTACAGTTACCCCTGTTGTATATTCAGACCCACCGCCATGCGTACCATCTGAAGTTGTAGAGAATCTAAATGGGTGTGCTGATGGATAGTTAAATATGTAAGTACCGCCTTCTGCAAGATCAAGAGTTACAGCAGACGTTCCATAGCCATCAAATCTATATTTATTACCAGAATCAGAAACAACTGTTACTGTGTAAGTTTTGCCATCCGTATCGCCAGCGTTCCATCCCCAAGAAACATAATTACTGCTATTAGCATTTAATGAGCCATCTGAAGTATTAAGTGTATATCCAGTGCTTGTATAACCTGTAAATTTTGCAGAACCATTAGCTTCATTAGAAGTATCATCAGTTGCAAGTTGTTGACCAATACCTCTGACACTATCCATTAAAAAATGACTATCACCACTACTCCTACTTTTAATCCAAGCCCAATCAGGTAAGTAATTGTAAGTAATTGTTTGACTTCCACCATTACCCGTGTAAAGAATAGTATCAAAATGTTTATTAGGTAGTAATATTGTTGGGTCGGGTAAGTTTGCTGAACATATTGCTTTATAACCACTTGGAACTGCGTATTTAAAATCTCCTATACCATTTTCATCTGTATTGCCTCCACTTGAAACAGCACCAATGAATGTACTATCTTGACCACAATTCAATACAGCTTTTGAAGAATTAGCATAACCTTGTTGAGCAGGGGTATATGTGACACCGCCTTGAATATCATATACTTTTCCTTTATCTGTGCCATTAACAGAAATAGATAATTCATTATTATCTAAATCAAGTCTAAAACCTACAATATCTCCAGCAGTAATATCACTTGTAAAAGTTGTTTGAGAGCCGTTAGTACACCTTTTATTGTTATCCATTACAGCATAGACATGACCATAATCGGCAGCCGTATAATAACTTGCATACCAATAGGCTTGTGGATAATTTGGATTTGGGTATAACTCATGTATTCCACCTGACCATGTATTTGCATATATAGCGTCTGCTTCAATTTCAAAATACCATTTTCCGCTGCTTACTCCCATATTGCCTTTAATCATATCGTAACCAGCAACACCATCAGCCCTTAAATTACCGTCGGATAAAGTTACGTTGTCAAAATTTTCTAATGGATTCCAAGTGCAAAAATTATTTGTAGGACTATCTTTCACAGAATCGCCAGTTATAAAACTTATTGGTGTAAAGTTGTTACTATTACCAGATGAATCTTTACCTAGTGTTGTTGCAGTCGTTCCAGAATTGTCATCAAATAACAAATGAGCACCACTTGTTCCAAAACTTCCTGTATACTTTTTTGGAATTAGCTGACCTGTCTCTACATTTGTTTCTGTAAAAGACGAAGGTGTTAAAGCTAATCCATCTATTAAATAAAAATCTGCTATGTAACCTCTAAAAAGATCATAACCACCCCACCATCCTCCTAATCTAAAACCATTAGAAGTGGTATCTAATGATCTTACTGTACCTGTCTGTAAAGACTCTCCATTAATATATGCTGTAAAATTATTACTATTAACAGAATAGGTAAAATAATACCATGCTGACGTATCTCTAAATTTTCTAGTTGTAGTTATAGAAGAAGTTCCATTACCTCCATAAAAAATCAGATTATCACCAGTATTAAATACTACTCCAGCAACGTCTGTATTATTTGCAGGACCTAAAGTAAAAAGACCTCTCGAAAAATTTGTTGTAACAGGAGTGATTTTAAACCACATTGAAATCGTGTACGAAGAACTTGTTGAAGAAAGAGTTCTATCAAATCTTTGATCGGTTGCTCCTCTGAACCTCGCACTACGTTCTATTTCAAGTGCCTTCTTCTTCCCTGCTATGAAAAAAGGATTAGGACTGCCAAGACTGCTCATTAGCTAAAGTTTCCAATAAACTGTGCAGCTATGTTTGTATTGGTTCGTGCTATCCAAGCAATAACATCTACCTGGTTTGCACCTGTTGATAATGTAGGTGCTGTGCCGTCACTAAAATCCCAATACGATCCAAATGCTGCGGTTCTACTTCCTGTACCATCTTGAGTTATAAACAAAACACCACTTTGTCCAGCAGAGATATTAGAAGGGTTAGCAAAGGTAGTATTACCAGTAAGTGTTGTAGAAAAATTATTAGCAGTTCTAAAATCTAATGTAATTGTAGATGCGTAGGAGACAGCAGATATTTCTCCAATAGTTCCTTTTGTGGTTACTCTTCCGTTACCAGAACCACCACCATTATCAAAAACAAGCGTATTTAAAGTGCTTGTTTCGTGTGCAACATTAGTGACTTTTAATGTACTCATTTAACTAGGTTCAGTAGGAAAGGTAACAGAACTCATATCTAAATTACCATCTGAATCAAGTTTAGGTGATGCACTAGCTGGTAAATCACGCAAACTTTGACGATATGTTTTCCAAGCTGTTGATAGAGTTAAATCAGAGCTTGCTCTCCAATCACAAGCTGTTAATAGCCTATCCCTTTCAACTCTTAAAAGTCTCATAGGTTCTGCATTTGTTAATCTTGTAACTTCAGCATCTATTTCAGATTCAGTTGGTGCTGTACCAGAATCTAGCCATTTCAAGCCAGAATATTCATCACCACTCCAAGCCCATTGAGCACCTGGTTTTAGATAACTTAATGCCTTTCCCTTACTATAGATCATGCTCCTATCTCCGTTGCCATACTTATAAATGGTTCTTGTTCATTAGCTCCTGGTACTTCTACATTATAGCTGCCTCCACTCCTGGTATATAATGTATAGACTATTGCATTACCAAGAGAGTAAGTAGGAGTATCAAGATATTGTAAGTTCATTGGAGCTTGTAAACGGCTGCTATCTGCCCTGATTGAACCCATAAATCCAGCACTATCTCCTGCTCCTGTAGTAGTATTTGTACCCTGTGGCGCAAGACCTGTAGCTGTGCCTCCAGCAACACTTCTATATATATCTACAAATATACGCTGATTACTTCCATCTGTATTAACTAAGCCAATAAAGTTTACCATAATTTTACTGCTAGCTGCTGTTGGTGTAATAGTCACAGCATGAGGAGAAGCAACAAATGTGGTAGAGCTAGTTTGGAATCTAGTATGATCTATACTTTGAACAACTTGAAGAAATTTACCACCCCCTGCTGCATCAAAACTTAAATTACCAGACCCATCAGTTTTCATGAACTGACCAGCCGATCCATCGGCATTTGGGAGTTTAAATGCTACGTCAGATGAAGTTGGTGCGGAAGTTGGTGAGTTGAGTGAAACAACATTACCGCCTGAGTGTTTTAGTGATATTTTGCTCATAATTAACTAGGTTTTGGGTTAGCGTC